TTGACGACCATGTAAACCGAAACACTTCCATTCGTGCAGCTCGACCATTTCGACGCCATTGCAATCTTTTTTTGGTATCACCAATTTTACCGGCCGATCTTTTGCGACCGTTTTTAAAATCAATTCCATCCGTTGAGCGAAACAACGTAATTTCGGGATTAGGATCTTCCGCATTCCCGACGCCACTTTCAACGATTAATTCCAATAGAGGAAAAGTAATGGCATCGCCGACATTCGAGAATGGCATTGTCGCCACATCTAAAATAATATTTTCACCATATTCATCGCCAAATTCTAAATCTAATTCGCCAATTCGACCATCTTTTAAATCACCAACTAAAACGCGATTATATGCGCGAACGACACTAGCACATCGCCAACGCTCTTGCGTGGCAACGCCATCTTGCTGAAATAAACTCTTTCGCTCGTGCCACTTGTTAGATTTCATTTCATAGACCATGCACCGGTCTGGAAAAGTAAAACCAATAAAGCGATCACCGCCTTGACCATAAGCCCAGCCATAAATGGTGGCTAATTCTGGTTGCGTATATTGCGCTAAAATTGTATCTATTGCATCTGTAGAGATGACATTTGTACTACTGCCATTGAACATATAAATTGAAGCGTCGTCATTTTCACCGCCACCAACAAAAGCAAATATGCCGCTCGTCTTGATGATTGAAAACGGCGCTGCTACACCAAAAGGTATGGCACCGCCTTGCACGCGCTGAAACGGAAAAGACGCGCCGCCAACATTGCGAAACATTTCAAAAGTTTGCGATCCCGCAATATATAATTGATTTTTTAAAACGATCGGTGCCACAATGTCGTCGGGATCTGCTTCAGCAGATCCAAAGTCAAGCGCGTTGTAAGACAAGCCGTCGTTTAAAGCCGAAATAATAAATTTTTCGCTGTTGGTCGTGAATAAAAAATATCCGTCAATAAAAACAACGTGTTGCGGCGTACCATTAGCAGTGAAATCTGGATCAGTAATTTGTGTAAAACTTGGAACCGTATGGTCATAAATATAACCAATCCCGTCGCTATTTAAAATGCACAGTTGTTTGCCATTATCAGCCAAAGAAACTCGACCGGTTCCGGACACTGTGCCAAGTGGCACATCTTGAAAAGTTTCATTGCCAGATGCGTCAGTAGATCTGGTGACCTTGTAAAGCATCGTGCCGTTCACAAAATATGGTATCGTGTCCATTTCATGCGATCCACGATTGGCGTCAGTCGACAAGGTGCCGGTAGAAGCAATTTCATGTACACCAGCAGTGCCATATAACACCTCTTTTGCGTAGGCATTATTATCATTCACATGCACATAAGCGTTGCTACAAATTTGATTGCTGACGACACGACTGCGATTTATATAAAATCCATTCGTAATCGGAAGTTCGGTTTTTGGCATTGTTTAAACTCGCCCGATGTACATATTTAAAACTTCGCTGATCCAATTGTCTTCGTCTGTTGTGTTTTCGACGAATAATTCGACATAATCGTTCGTTTGTAAAGAAACAATTGCGGCCGCGCTCGATGGATTGCTAATAGCAGTTGAATCAAATTCAGAATACGATTTTGAAGCAGTAATAATTGATCCGTTTTTCGCTAAATAAAAACTAAAATTTGACGTTCCGGCTGCGACAGTTCCTGCAATTTTACAATCAATTAAAAATTCGGTTTCTGTCTCACCAATATATGTCAATCTTCCGTTCGTACTAGCTGTAAATTGATCCGAATGTGCTAACACCCAACTTGTGCCGGCATCAATTTTAATAGGATTTCCATTATCACCAGATCCAGTTGAAATTGTGGTGGTATGCTGGGTGTGCATGTACATTTGCGCGTTGCGATTTGTTTCGACAAGATTTAGATTGTTACGGCTTTCCCAACGAATGTTGCCGTTATCAAAATTATTGACAATATTGGTCGCTCCACTATCAAAATTTAAATCGGTGAAACGACCCATTTTGTTTGCATTTATGTTGGCAGAGTTGGCCGCAATATTAATATGGCTAGTCGCGCTTGCATTTTCAAAATTGCAAGTGTTGATGTTGACGCTGTCAAATGTAGCGGTATTTAAATCAATTGCGACATCATAACCGGCATTAAAATTAACAATGTGCATCAAAACCTCACCACAAGCGCCGGTAAAATCAAGACCAGTCGTCGTTGTAGTAATCGTGACAAATTCAAAGATGCACGAATTCCACGTATTAAACGCGCCTAAATCTGACGCGCTAGTAATCGTGACACGTTCCACGACAGCAGTCTCGCTTGATGATCCTGTACAATTAAAAATTGTCGCACTAGGTGCCACGATTGTCATATCGTATATAGCGAATGAATTAGTTGCCGTTAATAAGTTTCCAGAGGATGATGAAGTTATGCTTGATACACCTTCTCCCTGACCCATTAAAACGGTATTAGTACCCAGAGCCAACGTGTTGACACCCAAATTAATATTACCGTCGATCAAATAAAGTGTATTGTCGGCTAATGTGATTACAGTTAAAACTGGATCTGGCAGATCTGTTAAGGTCGAAATTACAATTGAATTAGTAAAAAATGGCGCTGCATTTTTTAAAGTAATAACGCCATCGCTGTCCGTGACCGTCAAGCTGTTTTCACCAACAATCGATCTAAATGCCAGCGTTGATGCCGCCGGATTATCAACTAATTCGGCACCAGTCGCGTCAAAAGTGAAATTTTGATTGAGCGCTACAGCATTATCGGCGGTAATATTTAAAGAGATACCAGTTCCCGCGCTTAATTTTCTAATAGCTTTGACCGATCCTTGATCATCCAAAATGTCAAAATCACTGACGCCACCATCCGACACAAGTGTGCCGGTCGTACCCATTGCATCAACAAAATCAGCGCTAGTAATTTTGTAGTTGGCTCCGGCCGATACAAAGTCAAGCGTCGCATCTGCTGGAATTGTCGTTAGAGCTGGAAATTTACTTTTTTTAGTGCCGTTGCTGTACGTCATTTTTGAATCCTATTCAGTATTGTTTTCTAAAGCGATCGAGCCGGTTGTTTCGGCCAGAATAGTTCGCTCTTGATCGGGATAAAATTTATCTGCCCAACACGGATCGGATGTATTGCCAGAACCATACGGCAATGTCGACGGCAGCGCTGTCTGTGTGATTGAGACGCCCAAAATTTGCATAGTATTATAACCATCGTTTGCAGCTCGTAATAATGCCGGCGATATCTCGCCATCATAATCCGGAGCAATCTCGACCGCTAAATTTGCGATTAAACCGCGCAACGCACCAATAGGAATTGTCACGTCGTCGCCTAAATTATTAACTTCAGTATAGCCAAGTTTAATGCCGTCGGCGTCATACGCCAACATCATGTTGTTCATTGCAAAAATGGCGTCGGCATATTCATCAGCTTCAAAATCTGCTTCAGATCCCTGCACTAAAATGCGCTGTAAAGCCGCCTTAATTACTTGTGCCGCTGTCGCCATGTTATTTCACCATTTTCCAATTCAGTTTATGTGCAGCTTCAATTGTCGTGGCCTGACGATTTAATCGAATATAGCTGCCATCTGGTTTTTCATACAGATCCAGACCGTTGTCTTTTGCACTATCAATAGCCGATTGCTTTTCTTGATTTTTCAAAATTTCTTCTGCGCGCTCAATATTTGACGTTTTCTGTTTTGCAGCAGCGCGTTTTTTAGTTGGAGCTTTAGCCATGAAATGGTCTTTCATTTATTAGTAAAAAAAGTGCTGCGGGGATAAAATCCCCGCAACATATTTAAAGTTAATTAAGAGCCGAAGCCTTGACCCGCAAAGAATGGGTTCATTACGCCGTAAGCTGGACGTAAGTCGAAACGCACTTTTTGCTTGTTCGCGTCACCGTCAGAATACTTGCTAACGCGAATTTGAAGACCATCTTCAGTTGTTGCCAGTGTGTCTGTGCTGTAAAGTTTCTTAATTGGAACAGATCCAAGAGAGAAAGCTTGTTTATGCCAGAACAAGTTAGGCTGATATGTCGAAGAATTAGATCCTAAACGAGTAACAACATCACCAGAAACCGGCGCGCTGTTGACAGTGTTATAAGCACCAGAAGCTTCATAAATCGCTGGGCCAGATACAGTTAAATTACCCGCACCAGAACCATCAAGCGTCACATCTTCTGTTACCACACCAGTCCAAAGAATATTTGCACCAGTTTCGTCTAGAATTTCTTGACGTGTAGATAGGTTCAAGCGATTGCGACCAGAAATCTGGATCACTTCACCAGCCTTGACGACAGCCGCTGCACCCATGCCAGTAACAGCAAGAGTTTGCTTCATTGTGTCTTTATGTGCAACATAAGTCACGACAGGACTTGCTGACAATGTACCGGCACGATCCGCAACAGAGCTTGTTGTGTAAGATGCAAGTGTTGTCGCAGTGATAACATTCATTCCAGCGAAGTTTTCAGCAATAGTAGCTTTTTCAAGACTGTTGCGGATAATCTCACCGGCAACGCCACCAGCGCCCAAACTTCTGTTTGTGCTTGCTAGTTTACGCTGTGTGAAGGGATTTACTGCATAACAAATTGTGTCATCAAAAGGCACGCCGTGAGACTGTAGAACGGCACCAGCTTCTGCGATGTCATCCCAACTGTCAGCAGCAGTACCATATGTACCCGCTAGAAGTGCAGAATTTTTCATCATGAAAGCAGAAAAATCTAGCTCCATGTCTGTCACAATTCTTGTTGCTAGTGGTGCAAGTAATTGATCAAGCTGATCCATTTTAATCGCTTCATCAGCTTCGTCATAATTAACAAATGCTGTGAAGTAATCTTGAACGACGCCAGATGCTTTGCCGGTCACAATGTCGCTTGCTGTTTCACCAGACACGTCACCATTCGCTGTACGGACTGAGACGTAATCAGTCGGACGCTTGAAGTCAACAGTATCGCCTGTTGATGGATCAAATTGACCACTGAGTAGTTGCGTATCGACGTTCTTAGAAAGAACGCGATTTGTTTCAAACTTTTCAAGGAAGACCCTTGCAAGTTTTCGCGTGATATTGCTATCAAAGTTATTAGCCATTATTTTTACCTATAAAGTTAGCTATTCAAATTTAGCTCCTTTAATGGATGGATGCACCTTACTTGGCGCCCCACCACCACCAGTCACTTGAGCTGGCGCCGGAGCCGTTGATGATTTTTTAACGCTTGCTAATTTCGGTTTGACTTCGTTCGCAATGTACACCGCCGCCTGCATTGGCGACATTTGTGCTATGCGATCCAGTTCCAACACATTACGCGC